GCCTAGTCAGGCGATGGATGTCCCGAAGCGCAGCTTGGTACGCATGGATGGTGGGCCTCCAGTGCCCGTAGTAGCAGTACACCAGCCCAGCGCTCACGCCAAGGCCCAGAGCAGCGAGGCAGGAGACCACGAACAGCGTGGTATGTAGCTCACTCATACCTCTACCTCCGCATAATGCTGAAGGCACAGCCCCATCACGTAGTCATCGAAGGCCGCGCGCTGAAGCCGAGCAGGGTTTGGGTCGTGGCTGTAGACGCCATCTTCCTGCATCAGCCTAGTCGTGTGCATACCAGCCCTGCACAGCGTAGTAGAGTAGTCGCCATCCTCGCCGAAGCGCGTGATGGCGGTTAGGTCTCTACTTAGCCGCCCAGGGGAGGACCGCACGTAGTAGTAGATGTCCACCCATCCGGCATTGACGGGTAGTGACGGCATAGCCCAATCGTAGGCGTCCGCTAGGTGTGGAGCCCACATGGTGCAGACATATGTGCAGCCCTCGTCGTCATCCACGGGCCAAACGGGTGTCTTGATGCGCTCCCTCATGCCTTCACCTCCGGGTCGATCTCATGCAGGGCGAGGCCACCTAGCGCACCAGCACAAGCCCTGTAGAGCACTCTCACGCGCCTTCGGTTGTCCTCCGGGGTGAAGTCCACTCGCTGCTTGATGGCGTCCACAGCAGCCCTACAGGCAGAGGCGAACGTCTTGCTCTCCTGTGGGTCCATCTCGAAGCCCGAGCCGTCCATCGTTGGAGCCTGCATGAGCCCCATCTCGATGATGAAGCGCAAGCGCTCCATGCGTTGGCCGTTGTTCACGACATCACGCGATGCCTCGTACGCCTCAATGAGCATGGGACCACACTCCTCGGCGCATGAACGGGTAAGGACGCCAAGACGGGCACGGGGACCGTGCTCGTGGAGTCCACGATTAAGAAGTCTCTTCGGACGCGCCATGTTATACCTCCTGGGTATGGGTTAGGGCGCAACAGTAACTCAGCCATCACGCAAGGAGCGTGACGGTTTCAACTCAGGGCTATGCGCCCTCCTTGGGCGCGGGGAGTTTGATTGCGACAAGGGGCTCGTCCTCGTCAAAGGTGTCCACGGGGCCGTAGTAAGCGCCGCAGTGGCCGCAGTAGACCGAGCTACCGTCGTTTTCGAGGCCGTCTTTGCAGTCGTGGGTCATGAGTCTTGCGCCTCCGGGGCGCGGAAAGGGGTTGATACGAGCGCGAAGAGGGCTCATGATGCACACCATGAGACACCTCTACGCGCGCGGGTGGCGACTACTTGGCCGTCAGGCAGGCGCGAAGGGCGGTCACGAGCGTCTTGGTCCCACGCGGCTGGTAACCCTTGCCCTCGCGGCAATCCTCGTGCCTGGGGTTGTTCAGGCACGTGCACAGGCGGATGAGCCACTTCACGCGCATGTTCGTGAGCGGCTTGGCCTTCGCGTCCGCGAACTGCTTGCGGATGAACGGGACCTTGTCGAGCGCGATCTTCGTGCGCGGACGCGACTTCTCGGCGTGCGAGAGGTGCTTCACGAGCAGGGCCATGGGCTTTGCGTCGAAGGTGGACGCGTGGAGCGTAGACTCGTACGCGGGCTTTTTAGTTTTCTTAGACATGTGTGTAACTCCTGTACACGTGGTTGGTCACGCGGGTGGCGTGACGGGATCGGGCAGCGCCGAACGACGCAGCCTCATCGACCTCTCGCGCGGCGGCGCGCGGCGGGCGCACCCCGAGCGCGCACGCACCACTACTCAATGTCCAACATTCACCCAAGACAACTCTACACCTTAGCAACATCCTATGACTGAGCAATATAACACCCTAGACAGACGTATTCCTGACGCTGTGATTACCCTTGAGTGGCCCGTAACGCTAACCCCGTTACAGATACAGTTCTTAAATGCCTTCGCAATAGGGGGATCTGTGGCTCGTGCCTGCCGATATGTGGGCATGGCGCGTGCTAATCCGTACCGATGGCTGGAGAGCAGTGAGGAGTTTGCAGAGCAGTTCACTGTGGCGAAGGAGTACGGCGTACAGCGGCTTGAGGACTGGGCCTTGAGCAGGGCTATGGATTCTGATAACCCCTCTGACAGGCTGACTGAGTTCCTCCTGAAGGCTGCTAGACCCGAGGTGTACAGAGATCGTGTGGATCATCATGTGCATGGTAAGGTTGAGCACAGGAAACGGGTGATTCTGGAGGGGCTTGATGAGGCCACTGTGGTTGAACCTGTGTTGTTGGAAGCGCCCAAACCGGAGGAAGAAGAGTAACGCAGTGAACGTGACACCTAATGGGGACTTTGGGTACTGGGTGAGCTACTATGCTATGCCGGACGGGATTCAGTTGGCTCATTTCGTGCCATCTGATGAGGAGCACCCTCTGGATCCGGGTGTCTGCGAGTGTGGGTGCGAGCTAAAAAACGGCGATGGCGGGTACTACGTGCTGCATAAGCGGGATCTGAAGTACGTGCGCGTGCCTGACTATATGCCCTTGGAGGTGTAACGCTGTGTCCGTTACTTTAATGTGACCAGAGAAGAGAAGAGAAGAGTGTTAGGGTATTAGGGGGAGCAGCTTGCTAGGGTCTTTGAACCAGCGCGGCCTTATGGATTCTTGTGGTGTTCCTACCGGAGGCGAGTCTCGCGCTGGTGGGTGTGGATCTCGGCTCGCCTCCACTTTCTTGTCACGCTCTTGTTGTGACGGGTCGATTGTGTTATTACGCAAGCGATGGCGAACTTTATTTTCAACGAGGCGAAGCTCTGCATCATGTCCCAGACACAGGGCACCGTGGTCGGTCGCCCGTATATGAACTTGGAGACCTCTGGGGCTGGAGCCGTCAACGAAAGCACCGCTGACTTCCTTCGCTGTCTGCTGCTGACGACTGCGCTGGTAGAGGCTGACCATGCAGACGTGGCGAGCATGGGCACGCTGAGCTACACCGAGGTTAGCGGCAGTCTTAGCGGTTACACCACTGGTGGGGCTGCCGCTGGTCTGGTAAAGAACGCCGTGTGGGATATTTCGACGACAACGGGCACAAACGGGTTCACATACCTAAAGGCGACTGACATTGCTTGGGGTGCGATTGCTGCAAGCACTACTCCCATCGTGGGCTGCCTGATGTGGTACGCCGATGCAGGCGCTGACGCCTCAAGCGTAAACACGCGCGATGCTCACGCTAACGATATGCCTGTTGCATACTTTGACTTCGACGCAATATCAGACGGGGGCGATCTCACGATGCAGTGGGGTTCGTGCGTCGGCGCTGCCCCCGGCACCGGCTTAGGCGTAGTGTTTAAGCTGAACTGATGTATGGCGATCACGAAACAGCCTACGCCTATAACGCTCACAGCGACGGTAGTGTCGCCGATGGCAACTGTCGGGCCTGCGACTCTTGGCTTAACACAGCCCGCTACGTGGGGCAGAACAACCCCGCCACCTTTGAGGCACACTCTCGTAACCGTTCCGCGCGCGACAAGCTGCATGATCGTTTGCGATGGAGTGGCACAACCTGATTCCAACATGGGGTATGTCGCAAAAGGACGCTGCTACGAGAAGCAACAAGTCACCACGCTTGCGCGGGTTATGCTGCCTTCGGCGGGACAGTTGCTACAGGGCCATGTAACTGGCGACGCGTCAGGAACCATCACGCTCAATGTGTACGACCTGACGGACGGCGAGACGGTCGTGAGCGGTCCTACCAGCATAACGTGCAGTGCCGTGGTCTTTGACACGTACCAGATCGACGCTGGCTGGACCGCAGACTCCACCGGATACAACTTCAAGAGCACGTTCGACGGAAGCACCCTGCTCACGCAGGCCGGACACCGCTACCGCCTTGAGTACAAGATCCCCACAGACGAAGGCGATGCCTACGTCGTGAGCATTATCACTCTTGATCGGGTGTTCGGGTCATGATCGCCAAAGAACAGCCGATCACACACGAGTACCGCCCGCGTGGAGCAGCGTCTGCGCTGTTCTTAGACAAAAGCCCGGAGGTCTTGCTGGAAGGCCCTGCGGGCACTGGGAAGACGCGGGCGGCCTTAGAGTACGTGAACTACCTGTGCGAGGAGTATCCCGGCATCCGTGTGCTCCTGTACCGTAAGACACGAACGTCAATGAGCGAATCAGTGCTCGTTACATGGGAAGACAAGGTTCTCTGGGACGGACACCCTGCTCGCACGGGCGACGCGCAACGCAACACGCGACAACACTACAAGTACCCCAACGGCAGCCATGTTGTTGTTGGTGGCATGGATAACTCTGACCGGATCATGTCCACCGAATACGACATCGCCGTGTGTTTTGAGGCTACAGAGATCAGCCTTGAAGACTGGGAAAAAGTACTCAGCCGTCTAAGGAACAACGTCCTCCCTTGGCAGCAGGCTCTCGCTGACTGCAACCCGTCGTCACAATATCACTGGTTAAACCAGCGGGCCAACCAAGGGTTTATGAGCCGACTCCTCTCCCGGCATACGGACAATCCTTCCTTGACGGCTGAGTACCTTGCCAACCTAGAGCGCCTGACCGGCGCGCGGTACGAACGACTGTTCAAGGGCCGCTGGGTTAGTGAGGAAGGGCTTGTGTACGACGACTGGGATCCCGCGATCCATCTCATCGACGAGAGCGAACTGCCCGCTGAGATGAAGTGGCACTTCGGCAGCATCGACTGGGGCTTTAGAGCGCCGGGCGTCTTCCAAGTCTGGGGCGTGGACGGCGAGCAGAACCTGTACCGGCTTGTAGAGATCTACATGACCGGGCAGAAGTACGACTGGTGGGCAGACAACATCGTTGCTCTCCACGACGAGTACGACTTGTCTACGATTGTGTGCGACCCAGCCGAGCCGCGTTCTATCGAGATGCTGAACGACCGCTTGGGCGATCCCGGCAAACGAGGCGTGGAGCGTCTCGCGCGCAAGGGCGACAACGACATCATGGCTGGACTCGACATGATGCGCTGGGCTCTGCGCCCCGGAGAGAACACGCCACCCAAGATGCGCTATGTGAAGAACGCACTGGCGTGCGGAAGAGACGAGACGCTGAACGAGCGTCACGCGCCGTGCTGCACAGAAGAAGAGTTCCCCGGCTTCGTGTGGCTCAAGCAGTCGGACGGACAGAGCATCAAAGAGAAGCCGGACCCCGGATGCCCCGACCACGGGCTAGACGCTGCTCGCTACGCGGCCATGTTCGCATGGCGGAAAGACCTCGCCTTTACGGAGCCAGAAGCCCTCTATGAAGCGGGCTCTGCTGGAGATCTGCTCGAACACGAAGACGTACTCATGGAGAGCTACTAGTGCCTACAGTCGGAAAGAAGCAGTACCCCTACACCAAGGCTGGCAAACGCGCAGCGGCTGCCGCCAAGAAGAAAACCAAGACAAAGAAGAAGACATGAGCCTTAAACGCATCCGTCCCACAACAGCGCGTCCCACAACAGCCACGAAGAAGACGACAAAGAAGAAGGCTTCCAAAAAGGGGAAGAAATAGCATGGCAGGCAACAACGTATCGTTCCCGTACCCGACCCGTAAAAACTATTATCAATGGCCCGGCCACTACGGAAACCCGGCGGACACACCACGCGGCAGAGCATGGCTGGTGAGCAGGCGCAAAATCAACAATGCTAGTCCTTACCGCCGAAAGACCTACCGCAACTGGTACGACACCCACCAACACGGCTACCACGACTGGTATCACCCCGGTTGGCCCAACCTTGGCGGCGGAGGTGGTGGCGGCGGAATAACGAGCATTGGCGGGGCGGTAGGCCCCAACGCCCACACCGGAGGCACACGTGGCGGCGGCACACGGGGCGGCGGCAGAGGCGGCAAGAGAACTCTGCGCGCAGCAGACGGCAAGCAGGCCCCCAAAGCGGCTAGGCGCGGCGGCAAAGGCGGCGGCGGCGGCGGCAGAGGAACAAGAGGCGCATCGTCAAGCTCATGAGTTGGTCAGGCGGAAAGGTCGGAGCTAACGCCCACATGTCAGATAGGGAACGTGCCACGTTGCGCGGGTCAACCGTTCTGATCAAGCCGAAGCCGAATGTAAAGCCGAAGGTAAAGCCGAAGAAGCCGAAGAAGGTAACCCGCGCGCGCATGCGCGCAGTTGGCAACCTCCCCGTCCCTGACGAGCCCTCCAAGATCGTCCGGGTCCAAGGAACGGGCGGAGTCTCGGCAACTGCGGGTAAGGGCGGAGGTAAGAAGAAGAAGAAGAAACTCATCCCTGCCGCCCGTCGCGGCAGAGGCACAAGAGGCACAAGACGCGTAAGAGGCGCAACGTCAAACAGCTAAATGCTCGCCACTAACCCGAGAGACCTGTATGAGGAGATCAAGGCCGCAGAGCGGCTGCGGGAAAAGCACACCTCGTCCATGGGTGAGCAGGTCGAAAAGTTTACTGGCCCCTTCTACAAGGAATCGGGTCCGTATAACGGGTATGCGGCAGAGAACCACTACTACGAGTTCATCTCTTTAGTTGTCCCGCGCATTGTGTTCGACAACCCTCGCGTGCGCGTAGAGACGCGCCGCCCCGGCTCTCAGACCCTTATTGCGCAAGCCATTAAGCACGGGCTCAACCGCTGGGTGCGGGACGCCAACTTGCGGAAAGTGCTCACGGAGCTAGCCACCGATATGTGCTTCAGCTTCGGGGTAGCGCTCATCACAGAAGAGAAGAATAAGGGGCTACGACCGGCAGCAGACATGCAGACGACGAACACGCCGATGTGGCCCGTCTGCACACGTATCCCCCAGCACCGCTTCTTTGTGGACCCCGTGGCAGAGTCACTAGACACTGCGCGGTTTGTGGGGCACAAGTGGGTCAGGGACAAGGAAGACCTCCTTGAGATGGCCGAGAAGGACAAAGACTCCGGGTGGAACGCGGAGGCCATCGAGAAGATGTCGGTTACATCCGACAACAAAGAGCTTGGGCGCGAAGAGAAGGACTTGCCCGACCGAGAAGAGGTCGTGTGTTACGAGGTGTACATCCCCGAGATTGAGTTGAAGGACAGCCTCGGGGAGAAGCAGGGCTTCAACGGCACAATCTACACACTGGCCGTTGCGGTTGACGATGAAGACGAGAAGGCCGCATTCATTCGCGATCCGCGCCCGTACTATGGCCCTCGCTGGGGTCCATACGTGATGTTTGGTATCTACAAGGTGCCTAACAGTATTTACCCGCTGTCGCCTCTTGTTGCGATTGAGGGACAGGTAGAAGAGCTTAACCGCCATGCCGAGTCAGCGGCGGCGTCCGCTGACAGCTACAAGAAGCTCATCCTTGTGGACAACACGGATCCGAAGTTTGTTCAGCGCATCAAAGACAGCCAAGACAACTACGTCATTCCGGTTAGCGGGCTAGAGAAACAGCGCGTTGTACAGGCAGAGATCGGCGGCATGACGCAGCAGCAACTAAGCTACTTGCAGGTCGCGCGCGACCGCCTTGATCGAAACTCAGGCATCACCGATGCACAGAGGGGAAACATCGAGGGGCGCGGCACAGCAACAGAGGTCACGGTTGCTGCCGAGGCCAGCACGATTCGCATGGCGTTTATGAAGCGCGAGTTCGCGGACTCAGTGCAGCAGGTGCTTAGAACAGTTGCTTGGTTCCTATACCACGACGACCGCGTTGTGATGCCGCTTGGCGCGGATGCGCAAGAAGAGATGGGCATGGAAGAGCCTTGGCTGGTCGGGGGCGACCACGACCCCGAGGGCAACTCTACCTTCGAGGATCTTGAGCTAGAGATCGACCCGTACTCAATGGAGCGCACAACAGAGGGCACGCATCAGCGTAGAACAATGGAGATGTACAACATGATCCTCCAGTCAGCGCCGATGATCCCGCAGATGCCGTACCTGAACTGGAAAGAAATCTACAGCAGGCTCGGCGATGCTCTCAACCAGCCGGACCTAGCCACCTTAGTAGACGTAGACATGGCAATGGCTATGGCACAACTGCAGGACGCGCAGCCAGAGGGGCAACGGCAACCGCAGCCCAGGCTCGGGCAGGACATCGGCACAGCGGGCAAGGCAAGGCCGAAAGTCACAGAAGCAGGGAAAGGCGGGATCACTGATCGCATCAACCCTAACGCGCTCGCTGGTATAGCCACAGGCACAGAAGCGCAACGACAGTTCCAAGGAGGCCAGTAGTGCCGGTGTATACGTTCAAAGCAGAGAGCGGCAAGAAGACAGAGTTGTTTTTCAACATGTCTGATGCCCCCACAATCGGCTCTACCATCGAGGTCGGCGGAGTGAAGTTAACAAGGCTGGTTGATCCAGTGCAGGTTGATTGCAGGCAAGAGGTTCGGTTCACGTCGAACGGTTTGCCCCGCAATCACCCAGACGCACCGGCACATGACGCGCAAGGCAAGCCAGTGTTTGCCTCTAAAAAGCAAGTAGACGAATTCGTTGCCAAGCAAGATGGCACATGGCTCTGGGACTGAGAGGAACCCATGACTGAAGAAGAAAAAACCCTGAACGAAGTGATCGGCTCTGACATCCCGTTTTCATCATCAGATCCCGCTGTAGAGGCGGAGTTCGATGAGTACCTGATGGCGGTAGACGGAGAAGAAACGGATGGCGAGCTACTAGCCGAGCTTGACCCAAAAGACGATCCCATC